GATTCACCAAATGACGATAAACCATTAGACGTTCAAGTTACTAATAAATTAAATACTGTCAAATCTGCACCTGTTAATTGTGATATAGAAGTAGCAAAAATGAGACAAGAATTACAAGATACTATCAGTAAATTAAGAAACGAATTATTAACTAAAAATAATACAGTTGAGAAATCACCATTTGCTAAAAAATATATGAGTATTTTAATTGCAGATTTATTAGAAAAGAAAATACTTGAAAAAACAGATGTTGAAAATATTAATTCTAAATTAATTTCTGGAGCTACTACATCTGAAGAAATAATTATATCATTAGAAAGATTAAGAAGTATTGGTAAACCAAAAAATGTTTCCGAATCTAAAGATACACAAAATGATATGAAATATTCTGATTTACCTGCAGACTATTATAACCCATTAGGAGATAAAATTGCAAACCAATGGGATAATGAGTTTACCATTTTAAATACAGATAAATGGCAAATACCTCAACCAAGACCACCAGTTTGTATTAGTAATGGACCTTGCAAAGTATGTCCAGATACTACACCAGGGTATACAAATTTAAAAGAATGGGATGACTCGAGAGTTGTCACCAATAATAAAGTTAATAAAAAATGGGCATTAGATCAAGCTAATTCCTCATAAATAAAAAAGTCTATTGACTTCAAAAACAAAATATGATTTTATAGATATTTACACCGATCATATTTTTACATTATAATTATTTTAAATAAGGTTTAATTTTTAAGAAAACTTCTGGTGTATATCTACAATTATTGTATTTAAAATTTACCCAAATTTTAGATAATCTAATCGCTTCTTTCATATCTTTTATTTCAGAGTTTACTTTTTCAATAAATTCCATTCTTTCATTATATACTTTATTAGATTCACCAATTAATTGTTCTATTTTAGTACTTTCCATGTTTTATATAAGTATAAATAACTTTATTTTTATATAAAAATTCAATATTTTTAGTGATCATAAGAATTCAATTAATTCTTTCCAAGTATCCGCAAATATTCTATTATTAGTAGAATATGTTTCATCTGTTGGGTCACCAACACGACAACTTGTTATAATATAAACTCCTTTTTGAAAATAAGATGCCCCTGATTCTGATTTTATTAATGAGTTTATATTAAACCTAACTAAATCTTTATAAGAAGAAAAAGCATTTTCCTTTTCAATTTCATATAAAACCTTTGCTGCCTCCTTTAGATCAGAATTGGTAATTTTATCTTTATCTTTAAGGGTACTATTATAATAAGTAATATAATCTTTTTCTATGCTTTCAAGTTTACTATTAAAAATTCTATTTATTCTTCTATTAAATCTAGTATTAGTTTTATAAAGCATTCTATTAAAATTGTAAACAAATAATACGTCTTTACATATCAAATTTTGAATATAACTCTCATTCTCTATATCATATTTGTCTCTTATAGTTCTTATAGCATTCAGGTTTGACTTGATATCATCACATTTTAAAATTAATTGATCATAACTATAATCTTCATTCATATTAACTTGTGAAAACTTGTTTAACTTCCCGTCTGATTCTATATAAAAATAATTAAAACCCAACTGTAAATCTTTCTCACTTTTACCTTTCACTGAATATCTAGGTATTTTATACTTGATATCCTTGTTTATATTATCAGTTAGATCATACAGTTCAATAACTCCTGATTTTTTTATCGATACTTTACTATTATCAGATATATCACTATCCTCGTAATTATAAATTCCATGGAAACTAAAATCAATATTAGACATAACATTTCCAGGTGAAAAGAATCGAATGTTATCTATATTTTCTTGCCATCTTGTAATGAGTTCTTTCTTATTCTCATTGGTATCACAATAATTAACTATTTTTAAATCACTAAAACAATTATTAATAAAATCAATAAAACTATTTATATCAATATCATTTTGTCTACTCTTTGACCTTTTTAAATTATTAATATCTCCATCTTCTTTAGATAGTTCTTTCACTACCACCTTTAATAAATCTTTAATAATCCTATTAGAAGATGGTAATAGAATACTTTTTATTACTAAAGTAAAAGTTCTTTTTTTATTGATTAGTTCTTGTTTTGTAGTAGAATCAAGACTTTTCGATATATATTTCTTACATTTACCAACTTCCACTAGAGACTTTCTAATTACACCTATTAAAAAATCATTTTCAGCTGATTTTCGACTAGTACCGGATGGAGCTAAAGTAATAAATCCATAACCGTCGGGAACAATAAATGGAGTATTATTAATACTTCCGTGAGCTCTAACTAAATAAAACATATATATTTATTTACAAAATATTTATTTACAGTAATTTAAACATTTAAACAAATGTATTATTATATACCATAATGACAAATAATGTTTTAAATTCACTAGATGATATTAAAAATATAATAATCTCTTTACAAGCAGAATTAAAATCTAAGACAAATGAATATATTTTACTTTCTAAAAAAAATACTGAACTTGAAGATGAAATTAGAAATTTAAGTAAAGTATCTCTTGTTGCTGGACTAACACGACAAGTTGATGAAAAAAATCACACAATAAAATTATTAGAAAAACAAATTGATAACTTTAAAAAATCAAAGATTAGCCCTAATAAATTAACAGTTGAAGATACATTTAAAAAATCAAGCAATAAATTAATAGTTGAAGATTCTGAAGATGACGAAATTAAAGTCGAGGATGGATTCGAATTAATTACACACAGAGATAAACAACTTTTAAAAGATATAGATACTAGAAAACTATATTTTATTACTACAAAAGGGTCCAAAGGACAATATGCAGGAAAGGAATCAAAAAAAGGAAAAATAAAATTAAATGAATAATAGTTTATACATTATTAAAGTTCCATTGATTTTTTAAATAATATATTTTAATCTTGTTATCTATCTTATTTAGATTTTTTAAATATTCAAATGGATTTTTACGACATTCCCACAACCAAGGCAAATATACTTGATATCTAATTAAAATAATTTGAGTAGATAGATAAATTATATCGTTATCCATATTATTTCTTAATTCTAATATACTATCTTTTGATATTCTATCTTGATGATTTTTATTACTAAAATTTCCTACAAAAATCAAAGTACGATTAATTTTCTCATTGATTAATCTGTATAAATATGATTCTATTTGCGTCTCTTGATGAAAATCTTGATAAAATAGATAATTTTGATATAACATATTTTTTATTGAACTATTAGATTTATTATCATTATAAAAGAAGACTTTATCAGATATAATTTTTAATAACTCAATTGAGGAAATTGAGTTATAATCTAACATATCTTTATTAATTTTTTTATTCTCTTTTAATCCAATATTCCTAATATCATTTAATAATTCATTTTTTGTAACAAATACATTATTATTAAAATAATTTTTTTTATAATAAATCAAATCAATCATTATATAATTAAATAATATATAAAATTTTTATTAATTTCTAAACATTATATATATGTCAGAAATAGTATCAGAAGGATCTATAAAAATAAATCCAAAACAATTATTCACAAATGATTATGGAGACTATGCAGAAGGTATACCGTATATTTCAAAATATGGGGGATTAAAACCAATTTGGTCGGCGCCATTATATGGAGGTATATTTTTAGCTATTATGGGTGTCGTTAGTTTTATTGGAGCTAGTTCATTAGGAAATTCTTTCTTTTCTACAATTATAAAAGGACTTGCATTCTTTTTTATTGCGTTAGCAGTAGCCGCATTCATTACTTACATTACAGTCTATATTTCTAAATATCTACCTAATTACAGAAATTGGTATGCTAGTTTACCGAGTGAAGCAATAGACCGAATCCCACTATAGTTAAGAAATATAATAATATGTTAATTTATATATAAATATATGTATAAATTAAATACTATACTACCAATTTTTGAAGCAATATATATTTTTTATATGTTTCGTATTTTTAAGACTACCAAATTTTTTCATCATCCATTAGAAATATTTTTACAAAAAACTACATTTAATGATTGGATGAAACATCCTATCAGTGATGAAAGTTATAGTAATAAAATTTGCCCTTTTGGAAATATGATGGGTATTGTTTTAGCGGGTTGGATATTATATGTTAAATATTATCCTAGTCCAAATATTTTGGTATTAAATAATATTGTTTGGATATCTGCTGCTATTATATCACTGATTACTAATCTTAATGCTTTTATTTATTTGATTCCATGTTTTATTATTGAAAGTATTAAATAAAAGTCAAGTTAACATAAATAACTAATAATTATATTTAATGGTTTATACAAATATTCCCATTCTAACCCAAGCATCTGATGATCTTTTAAATCCATGACTAATAAATAACCTTATAATTTGTTCTTCGCTAAAAATAGGTGTATGAGCCGGCTGTCTATTAGTTACATGTTTCTTCCAAGCTTCACCAAGACCTATCACATTTATAGACTTGTAGTAATTATGATATGGTAATAACGATTCAAAGACATTCAATGAAATTGTATAATCAGTTCCAACTTTGGATAATGCACCTGCTATTTTATATAACAGTTTGCTATTTTTGTTATGTTTAATTATTCCATCAGTTGGATTCATTTGATGATACAAGTTAGTTTTAATTTTTTTAGGTTTATAATTTGGGTCATAACTTCCATTATAAGAATATTCTAAAATAATACCACTAAATGGTAATTCTGGTATAGAAAAATCGTCCTTCTCTGTACGAGTAAACATAGGTGGGTTTGGGAGTAAACGATCTAGTGGTACTTTGGTTGTAGTTGTGAGTGTTATTGTGTTAATGATTGTATTTGAATAAAACTATATTCGACAATTGTACTACCAAAATGTAAAATACCATCAATCTTTTTTGTCTTTTGTTTAGTCATATATATATATATAGTAATTAAATATAACTAAAAATAATCAATTTTTCCACTTAATGCGTAAATATGTATCCTTCTTCATCAAGTTTTGTTATTGGACATAGTTTAGCCATTTTTAGTTATATTATTTTAAAACATATTATAATATGAATGAATTTTTAACATATTATAATATCAATTGGAAAAAACATTTACATCTATTTAACATTTATGATAACGTTCAAGGTATTTTCATAATTC